AAAGCTGTCGTCATCAAGAGGATGAAGAAGGATGTCGGGTGCGTTAAGGTCGCGCGTACAAAGAGCAGGTATAATCGCGTTGGGCGCAATAGCCTTCAGTTCGTCATATCTCGGCCCATCAAGTCCATCCGACTGAGCAAAGAGAATCTGTTTATACGCAGACTGTCTCTCCACAGACTCCTTCAAGTAGGACTCGATTGCACCCCCTTCGTAACACTTGCTGAGATCTCCGTACCAGTGAACGCCCGGGTTCTTCGGAATACGCATAACGGTATGCTGCACAGGGATCCGAACGATACTGTCGTCGTGATCCGCAGAGTACCATGTCGGATTCCATCCATTCGCCTCAAAGAACGCCCATATGTTTACTTCCCATGTCAATTTTGGAAGAGACGCATAGAATCGTTCGTAAAATTCGTAGAAGGTCTGAATGGATGCCGCGTCCCCGAGGAAGAACCCGCCACAGAAGCGCCAGTCAATAATGTCGAAACTGGTGTGGACAGCATCGGCACACCCGGGCACAAACATACACGAATTGGGAATGTCGTAGTGATCCATCAGGGAGAGATACTCGAGCGTGCGCGAGGGATTTTTGAAGACGTGGCAGATACCAGCATCAATCCACGCGTAATGCGAGGAGTTATGCTTGCCGGAATCAATCGCTCGCTTGACAAGTTCCACTTTGGAGTTCATGAGAATGAGGTAGTTGCGAGTATCCTTTGTAGTTGTCCGATGGTCCGGCACGTCCTGAGGAGCCTGGGCAAAGGCATTCAACGCCGCAAGCTCTATCGGCTCAACGATGCCGTTCTTCACATGGATCCTGTCTAGGTATATGGGGCTGACAAACACATGCAACCTGATATTTGCAGTTGTAAGTGTGTCAAGGAGTGAGAGATATCGTTCGATGGATTTCTCTGTTGATCTGTCCTCTTGTAGATCAACGAACGCAGATACAAATGTCACCGTCATGATCACGTATAGAATGTACCGTTTAAATCTAGATGTCCATGCTAATTACAGCTACCTTCTTCTCCTCTGGCTTCGTGCCATTCTTGCGATGTTCCAACACCTCATTCCAGAACGACCGCAGTCCCTCCAGATGGTTCGGCAACCAGTTCGGATCCTTCGGCACAAAGTCCTCCTTGATACCGTTGAGAATCCAGTAGATCACCTGCGTGTCATCTTCGTAGATCTCAACGTCGTAAACCACCTTGCCACTCTCGTAGACCGTAAAGGCTCCCTTGGGCTTGTCCGTCTTTGTCCACTCTGAGTAGTTGACCTGCTTGAAGCGGAACTCAACATATTCGCACTCATCAATCCCCGTACATTCCATTTGCATCTGCATTTGATGCACGTATCCAGGTGGGATCTCTGGCTTCTCAATCCTGCTGATCGGACACTTGAACTCCACAAGTCGGCCGTATCGCTTCGGGTCCTCGCATACAATCAGTCCGTCCGGTGATGCTCCTAGAAACTTGTGGATAGGATGCTGGACACACGACACGTCCGTAATAGTACACTTGGTCCGTTCCTCGTAGATCTTTTTGGCAACTGGCTCAAAGCGAGTGCCCCACAGCAGCGCCGGGATCCCTGGCCCTTCGCCGGGAGGACGCGGTTCTAACTTTCGCATCATAACCTCTCGCCGGGCAGAGTCGGATCCAAACACACCATAGACTTCAGAGGCGGTGACCATTTCACCTCGTTTCGCGTGCCATCCGTCTGTTCGCTGATCATTGGCACCGTACATTCGGAGGACTCGTTCGTAACACCGGTCCCGTTGCCACAGTCGTCCAAGTTCTCCGAGCATGAGTCGCCCGACGATTGGACAGACTGCTCGTCGGATGACTCCATAGGGCAGCTCGGGACTAAGGGCATGGCAATACAAGCAGAATTGCTTGATCCGTCTAGAGAGGTGAGTATAGGGCCGGTTGTCAAGCAACCACTCGGTGAGACGCTCTTCCATTGGTCTATTGTTGGCTCGCCATTTGAAAACCCGTTTTGAATAATAGGATTATACTCTGGAACTATGGTACCCTCCAGAAGCTTCTTCTCCGCCGGAAGTTTCTCAAACATGTCATTAATCATCTCCTTGAACTCCTCCTCATGGTTGTCTAACGCACTCAATTCGGCTCCTGTATCACTTGAATAGAATGCGCCAACTTCGCCAGTATACAGTTCTAATCCAACTTTGATTCGCTCGTCTTCCATCTGTTTGAGCCCTGCCGCAATGTGCGCCTTCATGGCTTCGTCAGTGAATATGATAGGTTCCATTTCCTAGTCTTATAAAACAACATCTAACCCATTTTCAATGAGCGAACGCAAACTTACCATGGAGATTCAAAGCAAAGAGCAGCTCGTGCTTCACAGACTCTCAACATTCTATGGCAATCAAACCACTTTGGAGAGGGTCAAGCAGATCATTACCGGAGAGTCTCGTGTCAGTCTACGTCTGATTGATTGGCTCGTGACCAACTATGCGAAGAAGCACAACATTTCGTATATGACCAAGTCAGGCCGTCACGTGATCGTGTACTTGGCCTACAAGTCACACCTCAAGGCGTATAGTAAAAAGATGTTTGATCCCTTCTGCCGATGGAAGCGGATCCAGTTCATGGAGATGAACACCACCGTTGGTCAGCTCAGTTTCTTTGAGTGGGCCATCCAGGATGATGTGCTGGATTACCTAGAGGCAAACTTTGACGATATCCAGAAGGACATGGACGAGTGTTCTACTGTGATCCAGACAGCCGATGGAACACGCAAGAAGCGCCACGAGCTCTCACGTTCTGCCACCAAGACGGTATGTCGCCATGATGTGCGCGTTTCGGTCTCATTCGCATAACCTCGTTGAACAACAATGCTATCAAAAATCAAGCCTGGGTTCGTGTACAAGGATGTTGGATCCGGTATCACGGAGAATGACCTAGATGCCATGGCGGACACCTGGGACATGGACGGACGCGAAGTATATCGGGGAACACGTGATCCACGATACACGCACGCAAATGTGCATTGGTTGTATGACGATAACCTGGAGAGGGTTGGATGTGTAGAGCACGATCTGAAGGACCATGCCAGATTTCATATTCTTTGGTTTCACGACACCGAGTTCGGAACCTTCCTCCAGGAGGACGGATGGGAGGAAACAAACGATCTGTGGTCCCACCTACCACGCCATGTGTTTGATCGGTTCATAAATGAGCAGTGGTCAACGCCTCACAAGGTCCTAGAGCAATGTCTGAACGGTCCTGTCCGTATTGTGACTCCTAGCATGCTGGCCGATATGCCTGTGGTTCATACATGTCAAGAGTGTGGTCGCAAGTCTCTGGAAGCCAAGCGAGGATGTGTGACGATCGCAACACCGCTTGACTTTCCGGTAAAGGAAAAAGTGTTTTTTGTTGACGATGATCTCGTCGTTTTTTCTTGTTCTACTTCGTCTCGCGTTTGGTCACTGCTTACGCCACAGCCACACGGCGGCGATTGGTCTTCGCAGGAACCGGCGCAGGCGTCGGCGCAGTCGGCGTCTCCACAAACGGAACAGACACCTCCTCCTCCTCGGGAGTCTCATCCTGCTGATCATAGTCCGTCACCTGCTGAGTCGCCGCAGGACCAGCCTTGAGCTCCTGCTCAATCTCGTCCTTGAAGACATCGGCTGCCGTCGTGCGTGTAGGAGGCGTGACGCGAGCATAGCTCACACGCCACGTAACACCCCAGCCCTGACCCGACACGTAGATGCCGGGACTGACCACGATGCTTGCCTCCACACGCTTCGGGAAGACGTTCGCGATGTTGTCCGTGTCCACTGCGACAGCCTTGCCAGCGCTGTCAGTCACATCCATTGCGACGCGGCCATCGTACACAGGAACCTTCATGCGCAGGCTGGGAGGATACTTGCCAGACGGAACCCACTCGCCACCGACCTTCTCAACGCTGGGACTGATGAACTGCTTCATCGTGTCCTCAAGCACAGGTCGCGTGCGAGCCTTGCCGAACCACTTGACACTGCTCGTCTCGGCCGTGTCCAGAAGCTTGTTCTGAAGATCGCCTAGGAAGTTGTAGAGAGTGCCCAGGGAGCCAGCCTCAGGGCCAGCCTTCTCCTTGGCATACGGATCACAGCCCTTCAGCGTCAGGCTCATCGTGTAGTTGGTGCCGTTCTCTGACTCCCGAACGTTCACACCCATCGGATACATTGCCTTCTCAAGTCGGATCTGAAGAGACTGACCATTGTACTTGATAGGAACTGACTTGCCTCCCGCCTTATTGAGACGGATGTCGCCGAACGAGATCTTGCTGATGTCCAAGTTGGAAGAAGAGATAATTGCATTAGTGGCCATATTGAACGATTGTGGGATTGTGCTACTCATGGTCTGCTGGAACGCGAATCCGTTTTGACCGCATGTTTTCAGTTTTCAAGTGCCACTACAAGACAATAGAATGCAATGTGCTGCTGTGAAACGGAAGGGGTCGTCGG